GGACTCCCTATGTAAAAGAACCACTAGAGGCTTTTGGGGACGACTCAATCAGGAGAATCACTTTGGTCTGGGGAAGCCAAACATCCAAGACAACCACCATTCTTGCAGGGCTTGCGTATCGCTTATCAGAAAGGCCATGTCCCGCTCTTTGGGTTATGCCGACTGAGGCTTTGGCACGATCCTTCTCGGAGACTCGCTGGTTGCCAATGATTGATGACTGCCCAGCACTCGCTAAGGAAAAGCCCGACAATACCGACAAAATAAAAATCCTCGAACAACACTTTCGCAGAATGTCTCTTTGGTTCGTTGGGTCGAACAGTCCGGCAAACCTTGCGTCTCGGTCGGTTTCATTACTGATGCTGGACGAGGTGGACAAATACCCAGATGCAGGCTCAACAAAATCAGAGGCGGGTGCTTTGCAACTAGCCGAGGCCAGAGTCGCGACTTATCCGAATCACCTAATCATCGCCACATCCACCCCCACCACAGCCGATTCCACAATCTGGGCAGAATGGCAAAAGGGAGACATGAGATTCTTTTTCGTGCCTTGCCCATACTGCAACCACAAACAGAAACTAATTTGGGGGCAAGTGAAATGGGACGAGGCGGCAAAGAGCGAAGAGGCGGTCTATGATTTCAAATTAGTCAAATCCTCTGCCTATTATGAGTGTGAAAATTGCAAAGGAAAAATTACGGACGGACAAAAAACAGCTATGCTTCGAGGCGGTGAATGGATTCCGACAAATCCAAAGGGAGAGCCAAACCGCAGAAGCTATCACTTAAATGGTCTTTATGCACCGTGGGTTACCTTTGGATCACTCGCAGTAAAATTCCTTCAAGATAAATACAGCGGAATCATAGGACTCCAAGACTTTGTGAACAGAATTCTTGCCGAACCCTGGCTTGAACACGAGCAAGAGAGGATTGAGATTAAGGCGGGTGGATACAAAATGGGGCAAGTCCACGATGGCGAAAAATGCGTTATGGCCGTGGACGTTCAGGAGTCGGGAGGGTTTCATACTTGGGCAGTAGTGAGAGCCTATGATGCAGACGGAAAATCTAGAATGGTTTGGGCTGGGAGGCTGGAGACTTGGGGAGATGTTGCCGCAAAAGCAGATGAGTTTCGGGTCGAGCCAAAATATGTCTTTGTGGACAGTGGTGACCAAACCCGAGCAGTTTACGAAATGTGCTGTCGAAACGGATGGATAGCTTTGGTTGGGTCAGATAAGGCGAGCTTCTCCGAAATAGTTAATAACGAGAAAGTCACTAGGCCATTCGCGAGAATAGCTAATGGAGATCCGTTCAGCGGAAAAGCTTCTGGTTCTAGGGTCGGCTGGAAATGGAGGCTTTGTCCAGTATGGCGGTGGTCTAACCCAGCAATCAAAGATATTTTGGCAAACCTTCTGGCCGGAGAAGGATTTGTGGCAGACGATGCACCTACTGTTTGGTACGAGCATATTAGAGCCGAGAAAAAGATTGCTGTGAAGAATCCAATGACAGGAAGAACGCGGTTTGTATGGAAGCAAATCGGAAAGCAAAACCACTTGATGGACTGCGAGTGCATGAACATAGTGGGGGCGGGCTTGCACAAGCTTCTTCAGGTTTCTCCAGCAGGCTTGACAGAAAGTGAGTTTGATAATGGCGAAGGGTGATTTCATTGGGCTACCCCTGGCCACCCTAACTTCTCTGCGCGATAAGTATGTCACTTGTCTTGAGGCGATAGCGGTGGCGGGTTCAAGCTATTCGATAGCTGGTCGTTCTTTTTCAAGAGCGAATCTGGGCGAGGTGAGAGATACGATTGCAGAGCTGACCCTAGCCATTGAAGTAATCAACGGAACTCGGATACGAACAACCTATGCAAATTTTAGTGGCTATCGCTACCCGAATTCGACTAACTTTAGAAATTCCTAGTTTATGAAAAAAGCTTCTCTCAACATAATAGACAAGGCGATTGCCTTCATTAATCCGCAAGGGGCAGTCGATAGACTTGTTGCCCGCCAGAAGATAACCAATTTTCAATACGACGCGGTGAGATATACGAGAGAACGGCAAGGGCCAAGCCCACTTACTGGTGCAGAAGATTACCGTTCTAACTATGATCGGGTTGAGTTGATGCGAAGGGCTAGAGATTTGGCAGACAATTTTGGACTTGTCCGATCACTCCTAATGAAGTTCGCGAGCCACACCGCCGCAAATATTTCTTATCAGGCACGAACTGAGAACCCAGAAGTCAATACAGAAGTTGAGACATATTGGGCAGAGTGGTGGGACAAATGCGATATTACCACAAGGCATACTGGTTCGACTCTGATGCAAGTGGCGATGATGTCTATGTTGCGAGATGGTGATTTTCTTTTCGTCCTCGTGCGTGATTCTGAAGGCAACCTAAAAATACAAGGAATCGAGGGCGACAGAGTCGGAGACCCATTTAAAGTTTATACGAGCCTAAATTTAATTGGAGGAATTCACATCGACCCAGCTACTGGATCGCCTACTGCTTACGATATTTACAACAGAAGCTTTGGGGATTTCTACTCCTTCCAAACCACTATTCCCTCAAGCCAAGCGTTTCATTTGTTCGACCCGCTACGAATTGACCAATACAGAGGCATCTCTGCTTTCCATACCGCAATCAACGATTGCACCGACATCTACGATATTATCAACTTTGAGAAGAACGCGGCAAAAGTAGCCTCGGCTCAATCCGCAGTAGTTCGCAGAAATAACAACAATGCCTCTGATTTGGCTTCTTTATCAACCGACCAAGACATCAACGGAAATACAGTTCATCTGGAAGCAATTGAGTCTGGAAAAATTTCCTACCTAGAACCGGGCGAGGACATTGTTTTCCCAGATGGCCCAAGTCGCCCATCTGGTGCGTTTGCTGAATTCCACAAGATTCTTTTGAGGAACATTTGCCTTGGTCTTGGAATCCCTTACTCATTCGCCGTTGATCCTTCCTCTATGTCTGGCCCAACCGCTCGACTAGAGATGCAACAAGCAGGCCGAACATTCCGCAGATACCAAAAGCTTTTAGACGACAAGATTCTTCGCCCCATTAAGAACATCGTGATCGCGGATGGAGTGGCAAGGGGACTGATTGAGAAGAATGTTGGAAGCAAAACTGCAAGAGGAATTTTTAATTTCGGGGCGAATGTCTCCATAGATTTAGGTCGCGAGTCAGCCTCCGCTATCTCAGAGTTTAAGACTGGCCTCCGAACAGCCTCCGACATCTACGCAGAGCGTGGTCAAGACTTTGAAACTTCTATGAGGCAGAGGGCGATTGAAGCCAAACTAATTAAGGATTTGGCCGAGAAATACGGAGTAGATCCAGAGACAATTTCCGATATTGTTCCCCCGAAACCCACCCAGACCAAACCCCAAGCACCCACGGTTAATCCAGTTACTCCCGCGAAGGATAGCCCAGAGAAAGACGATGACATAGGGGGTGACCAGAAACCAATTCCAGAAGACCCTATTGAGCCATCCTCCGAAGAGTTAGAGATTAAAAAAAAAGATACTGAAGAGGCTCTAGCGAAACTAGATCCAGCGTCTGTGAAGATGCTAATTGCAGGAATGATGGGTGGCATTGAGTTAGCAAAGTATGACGGGATTGATTTCACGCCTCCACAGGGTGCCAGGGATTCCGCAAAAAGATCATTAGATGTGAGGCAAGAAAAACCCGCAAGCCAAAGAGGAATGACTGCGGTTGGTATAGCTAGAGCGAGGGATTTAATGAACGGAGTAAAACTTTCACCAGATACAGTAAGGCGTATGAAGGCTTTCTTCGATCGGCACGAAGTGGACAAAAAGGGAGAAACTTGGGATGAGCAGGGTAAGGGATGGCAAGCCTGGAACGGATGGGGTGGTGATGCTGGTTATGCTTGGGCAAGAAAAGTGGTGGGGCAGATGGAAGCAAGGGACAAAAAAGAATTAGCTCGCCCCGGACCGAAGTCGGCGGCTCAAACTCCAGCCCCTCCTAAAGAACGAATCAAAGGCTCAAAGGAAAACCCGAAAGGAACTGCATCAACAAAAAGCAAATCTGGCGACATAGAGATTTCAGCCGAGAACGAGGAGGCATTGAAAAACAAGATTTCCGAGTTCAAGAAAGATCATCCAAAGAAAAACGCCCCAAGCCTTGGAGCATTGAAGAAGGTTTTCCGCAGGGGAGCTGGAGCATTTTCTAGTAGCTTTAGGCCGACAATTAGCGGGGGAAAACCTAACTCCCGCAACGCTTGGGCGATGGCTAGGGTGAACAAATTTCTCAAGATGGCCGGCGGTGGCGAAGTCAAAGACTCATACCGCAAGGCAGACGGCGATCTACTTTGACATAATCCAGGCATTTATGCCTTTACCCCTACCTTCCGCAGACGAATCCGAACAAGACTTTGTGTCCCGATTTATGGGAGACGAAGAAGCAGTATCCAAGTTTCCAGACGAGACACAGCGTTCAGCCGTTGCCTATTCGACCTATCGTGACGAGGAGATGGAAGAAATGGAGCTAGGTGGAGTTTCAATTTTGGAGGTGGGAGAGGCTAAAGGACACGACCTTTTCGTGGATAAAACAAGCCTAGAGACCGCCCTAAAAATTATGCAGAAAGCCAAGAATGGCGTGAAAATTAAGATGAATCACGGCTCTGGTTTGGAGGCAGTTTGCGGGTTCGCCAGAAACCCCCGCATTGAGGGAGACAAGCTGGTTGCCGACCTTCGCCTTCTCCGCAACTCTCCCCACTACGGATTGATTAAAGAGATGGCCTCCGAAGCACCCGACCAATTTGGAATTTCCCTAGCCTTTGTGAATGAGTCCGAGACGATCAACGGCAAGGATTACATTCGACCCCAGAGCATCGCCTCTGCGGATTTAGTTTCCAGCCCAGCCGCCACAAACGGATTGTTTGAGGAGATGGTGAAGTTTATGGAAAAACTAGGTTATATGCAGGGTGGAAGCTCCATTCCAGCAGTAGCCAAAGAAGCCGTGGAGGAAGCTCCACTTGACAAAAAGGACAAAACAAATATGGAAAACTCAGATTATAAAAAAGATATGGACGAAATTAAAGTTCGTCTCTCCGCCTTGGAAGAGGCGATGAAACCCAAAGAAGAAATGAAGAAAGAGGAGATGGCCGAGGAAGCTCCCAAGATCGTCATCGAAAAAGAAGATGAAGATGAGAAAGAGGAGACCAAGGAAGAGATGAGCGAAGTCGTGAAGAAAGTTCTCACCGAGTTCGGCATTAAGCCAATTCCCGCCTCCCCTTCAATCGAAGTTCCTTCCGAGAAAAAGGAAGAACCCAAAACTTTTGAAGCACTCGTGGCCGCCCACAGCGACTACGGAACAAGCAAGCTCAAGGCCATGAAAGCCGTGATGCTCTCAAACCCCAAGGAATACTCTGAGGCATTGTCTCGGGGAATTTCTAAACTCTAAAAAGGAAAAATACTAAAATGGCTACACATATTGACGGAAGTGCAGTTCGCACTTTTAACTTCGCCTCTGCGATTTCGGCTTACCGATTCGTTGAGATTCACACAGACGGAACGGCTCGTCCGGCAGTCTCTGGTTCAGCGCGTGCAGTTGGTTCTACCATCTCTGACGTCGCGGCTGGTGACAACGGCGCGGTGAAACTGTTCTACCCCACCTTCTTCGCGACTTGCGAAACGGCTATTGCCATCGGAGGCTTAGTAGCCACGACTGGTTCTGGCCTCGTAACAACTGCGGCGGCCAATGTTGGCGTTGTCGGAGTTGCTCTCGAGGGCGGTGCGGCTGATGCCGTAGTCGAAGTTGCAGTTCCCCTAACCCAGTAATTAAACCAACCAAGAAAGAATAACACAAAATGAGTTTTATTAGCGGTGGTACAACTATTCGAGCCGACCTAAACCAGGCTCTCATCGAAGCCCCTCAAGCCGACGTCGGTTTGATCGGGTCGCAACTCCTCCCCTTGCAGAATGTTGATGCAAAGGCTGGAACATACCTGAAAGTGCAACTGGCTGGTGCAGAGTTGCTCTCGAACAATGCCTTGCCTCGTGATGCTGGTGCGTCATACAGCCGAGGGATTCGTTCGTTCAGCCAAGCAAATTACAGCACGGACGAGTACGGACTAGAGGAGTTGTTGGACGATTCCTCCGTTGCGGATTTGAGCCGGTTCTTTTCGTACGAGAGCGAAACAGCGAGGTTCTTGCTTCGCCAGTTGAAGCTCTCCCACGAGAAGCGGGTTTCGGATCTTCTCTGGAATGCAACGACCCCATTCACGATTGCTGACCAGACTCGTGCGGTTGCCTACACCCAAGCGAATATTGCAACGATTGATGTTGCTCGTGACGTGGCCGCGGCAAAATTGGCTCTTAACCAATACGGTTATGAACCCAATTGCGTTGCGATGTCTGCCAATGTGTTTGAATTGATCAGACGCTCCACCCTCCTACAGAATCAGTTCTTTGGAGTTATCTCTAATACTGGTGCAAGGTTGTTGAGCGAAGCTGAAATTGCGGCGGCTCTTGGAGTCAATAGCCTCCTAGTGGGTCGTGCGGCGATCAACTCTGCTGGCAAGAACAAAGCCTACTCTGGTTCATTCGTTGTTCCAGATACCAAGATCGTTGTGGGTCAGATTGCTAGTGGTGAGTTCACCGCTGGTGGAATCGGACGCACCTTGGTCTGGTCGGGTGACTCGGCTGGTGGTTTCGTTAGCGAAAGCTACCGCGACGAGGCTCGCCGGAGCCAAGTTCTGCGGGTGCGTATGAACACCGATGAGGTCGTAATTGACCCCAATGCGGCGGTTCGTATCACCACCAACTTCGCCTAAAGATTGTTGTTGGTTGTTTCCTCCGAAGAAGGAGGAGTGGGGGAAACCCTGCTCCTCCTTTTTCTTTTAATTGACATCCTCTAGCAATTAGAAATCCTATTTAAATGAAACATCCTATTTCTGTATATTTAATTGCTGGTAATGAAGAAGAGTATATCTCCAGATGCCTTCAGTCGTTTAAGCCGATTTCAGCAGAGCTTGTTCTTTGCATCGCTAGGGGGAACGCTGTCCCAGATAAAACAGAGGAAATTGCGAGGGGGTTGGGTGCAAAGATTGTTCACTATACAAATAAAAACGATTGGCCTCACATCGATGATTTCGCAACGGCAAGGAATACGGCACTAGAGGCTTGTTCGAGCGAGTGGTGTTTATGGGTCGATGCTGACGATGTAATGGCCGAGGACGGGGCAAAGGTTGTCGAGGAGGCCATTGACCTTGCCATTGAAAAAGACGCTCACCTTGTGGCGTTAAAATACAATGTGGACAACGCCGGACTCATCCCGCTTCGAGAAGAAATCTCCAAGAAAGGAACTTGTGCCTGGAAGAACAGGGTTCACGAAATGCTTGTCACTAAAGAGCCAAACAAGACCGTTGGCCTAGACAAGATTTTCCGAATCCATAAGCCCCACGGATACAAGGCCAAAAGTGCTGAAAGGAACTTTAGAATCTTAGAGGACACGCTTTCAACTGCACCCAACGCCCTATATTACCAAGCCCAAGAATACTTTTTATCTGGTAAATACGACAAGTGCATTGATTCTAGTATGCGAGCGTTGGCCTTTCCAGAGTTAGAAGACACCCTACGCTACGATGTTCTCTGCAACCTCGGGAGGTGCGTTCCAGAAAACGAAAGACTTTCTTATCTCGGGCAAGCCGTAGCCCTACAACCCGATAGGCGAGAGGCTTATTTTTATATTGCGAACCATTGGGCAGGGAGGGGGAACTGGATAAAAACTTATGGGGCGGCAAGGGCTTGTATGACTTTGCATCGACCCAAAGCCCACTACTGGAATCTTGTGGAGGCAATCTACAACTGGCAGGCGATGGACTTATACGAGACGGCCTCGGTGTGCGTTAATGAGATGGGAGAAGCAGAGAAGATTCGCAAGATTAGACCAGCCCCCAAAATCTCAATCGTTCACGCTACCAGAGGAAGGCCACAAGTCGCTTGGCAGAGGCGATGGCAGTGGCTTTCACTAGCTAAAAGTCCTCTAGAAATTGAGTGGATCTTCATGGTCGATCATAACGACCCAATCGACTACACCCCCCACCAAGCCATTAGGTGCAATCCGGGCGGAATCATTAACGCCTGGAACGCTGGGGCAAAAATAGCAAAAGGGAATATTGTCGTTCAAATGAGCGATGACTGGACTCCACCCCGTCATTGGGATGGCCTAATTTCGACCGCTATTGGTGATACAACGCAAGAGAAAGTGCTGGCAGTATCTGATGGGCTTAGAGAGGACAAGCTCCTCTGTATGGCGATTCTGACGCAATCCAGACTCAAGAAGCAGGGGTATCTATTCCATCCAGACTACCAAGAATCAGACGGCATCTATTCAGACAATGAGTTCACAGATAGAGCCTATGCAGAGCAAGTAGTAGTTGAAGCTAGACAAATCCAATTCAAGCACGATAACCCTATGTTTACTGGAGGGAATGCAGACGAACAACTCAAGAACCATAACAAGCCGGAATTCTACGAGAAAGGAAAGTCGATCTATGAGAAACGCAAAGCAAATAATTGGATGTAGGAAGTCAAAAAAGGGAGAGAATACCAAGGGGCTTGGTTTGATTACCTTCGGCAAGTCTCGTCTCGACAAAACAAAGTATGTGCTAGTGGATATTACCTATGATGATAAGGCCGGGAAGGAATTGTATGAGGCTGGTATGCTTGCCTTGAAACACGACCCAGAATCCGTGATTCAGTACGCAATAAAAAAAGCATTAGCGGAGATGATTAAAAAATGAATGGTTACACAAAACTTTCTAGTGGGCATCTATACCAAGACACAATAACTGGTGCAGTCCCAATATATTCAAAAGAGTATTCAGAGGAACGCTATGATAAATACGACACAACAAGAGCAATGTCCGAGCTGAGATTTTCATTGTGCAAGGATCTATTTAAATTTGAGTCAGTCCTAGACTTTGGCTACGGAAATGGAGATTTTCTATATGTTTGTTCCGAGAATGGAGTTCAGTCGTTTGGCTATGATGTTTCAGATTATCCCCTTAAAAAGCCAGTAGTTAAAACTGACTCTATCTATACAGATTGCGACCTCGTGACTTTCTTTGACTCAATCGAGCATTTGCAAACTAGAGACATATCCAGCTTCCTTGCCAAACTTCATACAAACCAGATTCTAATTTCTCTTCCTTGGTTCCACGATCTAGGAAATGACTGGTTCTATCATTGGAAACATAGGAGAGAGAACGAACACTTTCATCACTTTACGGCTGGGGGTCTATGCGATGCTATGGAGGCGGCTGGGTTCACTCCTATCTACCACTCAAACCCAGAAGATAAGATAAGAAAATCTAGCCACGCACTACCCAATATCCTGACGATGGCTGGGATTAGAAGTTAGTCGTGATAAAGACCATCAAATATTCGCAGAGGCTTGGAGACATTCTTCAAATGCTACCCGCTTGCAAGTGGCTGTCGGAGCAAGGGAACTGGGTATATTTTGACTGCTTGCCACAATATCACAGCGTATTTGACCTAGTAAGCTACGTCAGGGCTTGCGGTAGCGGCGGAGACGATGTGATTGATGTGGAAGTCTGGCCGAGAAGATACGAAGAATACCGAAAAAGCAAAAAGAAGTGGGCCGACTTTGTTTATAGCCACCCAGATATTAAGGGAGCAGACAAAGAAAATATTGTTCTCGACAAACTAGACAATAAACCAGCCGATGGTCTGCCAGAAAATTATAACCTTGTTGCCCCATTTGGATTGTCCCAGGGGTTTTATATAAACCCACTAGATTTAATTACTCGGGCTAGGAAAGAAATGGGTAAAGAAAATTTCTATGTTCTTTGCCCACCGGACATAAGGATTCAAGGGCTTAACACCTACACCGCCACATCGGTTGAACAAATGGCAAAGGCAATCCGAGGGGCTACGGACTTCTGGTCAATCAATAGCACTCCGATTGTCCTAGCCTCTGCCACTAGAAGGGGAAAGACAACTGGGTTCTTTCCGCAGAAAGGCGAGTGGGAAACTGACAACATCTTTGCCTTTGAGGGTATGGTTTGTCTAGATTGACATAAGAGATGGTTTTATGGCTGGAAGTATACCCACCTCCTATTTCTCGACCGATCTCTCCTATATGATCGGAGACTTATACCAATCCGTTACTGGCCTAGGTTCTTCTGCAGTCTCGGCATCTGTAACAGACCTAACAAATACAAGCGAACTGGAAATAGGCGGTGATGTTTTTCGGATTACTCAAAGCCTAGTCGTTTTGGCATCATCTATTTCTGCGCCTAGTATCGGCTCGCTCTGCACAATTTCCGGGGTGGAGCGTATGATTGGAGGATTTTCTCTAAGCACTGATGGTGTTTCATATACCATTGAGCTTGCTGAAATCACAACCTAATGGCCTCAATCGAGAGAGAGGTCGAGAACGCCCTCCTTAATGTCGTTTCTGGAATTGGTGGGGTGT